ATCTGAACTAAGGGAAATTGACTGTTTTTTAAAAGGTGACGGTAAAGCACCGTCCTTTTTATTAACTCAGAAAGAGTTTCTTAATAAAATAAAAACGGACAATGATTTCGCTAAGAAATATGGAGAGCTAGGACCCATATATGGTGGCCAGTGGAGAAAGTGGGGTGATGAAAACATTGACCAAATAAAAGATTTAATACATAATCTTAAAACAAACCCAGACTCTAGGAGGCTTATGGTTAACGCTTGGAATGTAAGTGATATTGGTGATATGACATTACCGCCATGTCATTATGGTTTTCAAGCGTATACTAGAGAATTAAGTGATAAAGAGAGGATAGGGTACCTTGGTAATAATGTAGCAGACATTAATCTTGCGCCAGTTGAGGACTTGATTAGGTTTTGTGACGAGAATAACGTTCCTACTAGAGCAATTTCATTAAAATGGAATCAACGTTCAGTTGATACATTTTTGGGCTTACCCTTTAATATTGCTTCTTATGCATTATTATTACTTCTATTAAGTAAGGAAGTTAATATGGTACCTGAAGAGTTGATTGGTAGCTTAGGTGATGTCCATTTATATAGTAACCACATTACTCAAGCAAATGAGTTGGTAACAAGAATCCCTTTCGATTTACCTAGTGTCACAATAAACGACTCATTTGATATTGACAATTTAGGGTTTGGAGATTTTACTCTAAATGGTTACGAAAGTCATTCTGCAATTAAAGCTCCTTTATCCAATTAATACAATTATAAGGGTCTAAGGTTACATTACTTGCTCAAAATATTGATTTTAATATATTTTCATATATTTATATAGTAAAAGGTATAATAATGAGAAATCTTGAGCAAGTAATTCACCCTGCGGCTGATGCTAATTTTGATGAGTATGTTTATATTAAAGTGTACGCATCTAGCGCTGCTACGCCTACTATTAATGGCACAGAAGTCGGATTGATTGCAGGTGTAACTTTAGATATATTAGTCAAAACAATAAGTTCAACGGCTAATACTTTTGTAATAGGTTATAAGAAAATGATACCACCTAAAGTAATAAACGGATAAAAAACAAAACAAATAATGAAAAATAATATTAGACCAACTAGTTTAAAAGGTAATGACCAAATAAAAAGAATGAGAGGGTTAATGGGAATGGCACCTATTAATGAAGACACTAAAACTTCTGTCGTTGAATTAACTAAGAAAGGTCCTGATGGTAAAATTTATGGTATTGTTAGAGAGAACCATAAATATTTTATTAAAGTAACTGATAAATCTGAAAACTTAATCGCCGAGGATTTTAATTACATCGGTGGTCTAAAGAATAAAACTGATAAGGCTTATGATAGTTACTCTCAAGCGACTAAACAATTAAACCTTAAGTTTATCAGTCTTAACGAAGCTTTAGGTAAAAAAGATTCTATCAACGTATTAAAAAATGACAGCTTACTAAACGAAAACTCTGATTGTTATTCGGAAAGCCCTAAACCTAGTCAACCTGACACGCCACTTGGTACTGTTAAGACTATGGGTGGTAATGAAGGTCATGATGAAGAAATTGCTTCTGATAATGACACCGTTAAAGAATATGGTGACAGCATCAATGAAAAAGCTGAAAAAGATGATGAGTATAAAAAACTATTCAACGCTGAGCTAAAGAAAATGGGTCACGAACCAGAAGACTTTGGTAAGCTTTCTGATAAAGAGAAAAAAGATTTATTTGATACGCTTGATAAAAAGTGGGATTCTGATAAAGAAAAAAAATACTCTGATTCTGACGCAGAGGAAAATGTTGAATTAAGTGAAAGTGAAAAAGCTATTGACGCTATCATTCTTGAAATGATAGGTGAGTCTACAAATGGCCTTAAGATTACTACAGCTATTAATAACATTATTAAAGGTGAAGGTAATTCAAAAAAAAAAGCATAGCTGAAACTAAATATAAGTTAAAACTTGATGACCCATCTCCTGAGCCAGAAGCTAATGAGATGGGTTCTTCTATTCCTGACGATAGCTCTTCTGAAGAGATGCTAGAACCTAGCGCAGAAGAACCTTCTGATAAACCTTTTGATGAAGAACCTTTTGATGCGGGTGTTGAAGCTGACGAAGATGAAAACCCTGAAAAATACATACAACAGTTATCTGGTAAATTAGGTCAAAGCCTTAGAAGTTATACGGATGACCTAGCTGAACCTGATTATGATTTAGAGAAGTTTGCAATAAACTCTGTTTTATCGGCTACTAATTCAGGTGAAATGGATAGTGAGGACCAATCTGATATCATTCAAAAAGTAAAATCATCGTCTACTGATACAATTGATGATGAGTCTGATGATGATAATGAACCTGAAGTAGAAGATGATGATGTCGATAGTGAAGGTGGGTTAGATTTAGACGATATAGATATGGAAGAAGGTGATAACAAGAAAACTGTTTTTGCCGATTCTACTTTAGGTGTTGGTAACGGTGGTATGGAAGAAAATAAGTACTCAACTAATGAGTCTAAGGAAGGAACCGATGTTTTTAAAGATAAAATTAAAAATATGTTAAAAGAAAATTTTATAGATGAGTTTGAGATGATGACAACTCAACCTGAACCTCAAACTAAGCCTAAAACCGAACCTAAGACTAAGCCTAACAGAAGGTCTAAACCTTGGAGAATAATCCCTGAACAGTTACCAGACCCTCAACCAAAGGCTGATGCAACTAGTGTTAAATTCATAGATTCTAGTAATTTTAGTAGTGATGGTAATAGTGTTACTTTAACCTTTGATATTAAAGGTAAAAGATTTAACGGCGTTAACTTTACGAATAGCGGTCAAGTTGTTAGTAAACCATCAGAAGAAGATGAACCTTATGTTTACTTGTACACAACAGATATTTTAGATAACGGTAAACAATATATGATTAACGTTTCTAAATATGGTGAACCAGATAACCACAGTAACCCTAGTTTTACTAACGGTAATAAACCAGAGATTAAAGAATTTTAATGGAAGAGTTATATCTAATATACATACATAAAATAGGTGCCAGTTATAGGGACATGTTTTTCTATGAATTTATATTTAGTGACGATATAGAATCAGTGGACGGTGAGGAATGGGATTCTTACCCAGCAAACGGTAATCCAAAACCACCATTTGATGATATGATATTGAAAGTAGGTAAAATAGCCGTTGATTTTGAGTTACATGTAGCACAAGACAACGAACTATTCTCAATGTACGACTCTATGGATGGTATAATACCTTTAGGTTGGCAAAATATTGACGGCCTAGACGAGTACCCAGAAGATAGAGTAATATTCCCATTTGGGATGCCAATAAAAGACGTAGTAGACAAGCTTTACGAGAAAGATGTCGAAATGGAATTAGAAAATACAGACGACGATGAATAAATTAAGAAAAAAAATTGAAGAAGAGGGTGTTACATACTCAGTTACTAAAGATAGCTTAGAAGATATTAGCCCAGAATTAGAAAGAGCTGTTGAAGACGGTGACACTGTTAAGGTAACTCAAAACGAAAGTAAGGGTGAAGAAAACGAAGATAATGAAGTGGATTCATTATATTCAGATGCTGATGATAGGGCCATTGAGTACGGCGTTAAAAATGAAGCTTTTAATAAGTTCTTAGAAAGTTTAGGTCAAAGCACATCACCTAAGGTTAATATAAATGAAAATATTTCTGAATCTGTTAACCCTAGAATAAAAAAGAGTGAATTAATAAACTACTTTAAAAACAAAAAATAATGGATAATAAAAGGATAAAACTTTTAGCTATCAGGTCTTTAAAAAAAGCTGACGGTGAAAGTAAGTTAAATGAGAGTCGTATAAAATATGATGATAATCATAATGAAAGAATGGACCCTACTCTAGCTAAGCAACTTAGGGAGCGTAAACATTCTTTGGGTAATCACCCAGCTTTTCCAGAAGATGATGAAATGCATTTTGAAGAAAAGATGATGTCTAAGAGATTTTCTGATGTTTTAAAAAGGTTTAAAAGACACCATGGCGTAGATGAAATTAATGTCAATGAGGTTACTAAAGGTCAAAGAGATTTGATGTTGAAAATAATCGATTTAGAAGAGTCTCACAAAGATGAGTTAATTCAAAAAGCTAAGGAGATGATTATGGAAGACTTTGACGTTGATGAAGGTGATTTAGTTATTGAAGCTGATTTAACAACAGATTTCACTTTAAATCTCGATAAAACTAAGATTAAGATGAACCCATCAACTGACATTGAATTTGATAGCCATGATGAGTTAGTCCAAGCTAATAAAGAAGTTTACAAACGTAGAATGGTTAATGCTTTAATACAAGGTTCAGCCAAGAAGGTTAATCATATGTTTAATCTTATTGACGAGGACCTACAAGATATGGAACCTGTACTACCTAGTTTATATTCTAAATTAATGTCTAGTGCAGATTACATGTATATGGTTCAAGATGATACTAAACCTAGAATGATAGGTGGTTTAGTTAATGTTGAATTCCCTAAGACTGAAAATGATGTACCAAAGATAAAAGCTCAAGCCATTTGCTTACCTGTATTGATACATGAGATGGTCAAGGGTCTAATGGAAGTGTTAGCTTATCACAGCCTACCTAAAGACCCTAAGATAGCCCAGTTTGTTATCGATAAAGCCGACTTTATGTCTGCTGAGACTTGGGATATGAGATTAGGTCCACCTTTATGGGAAAAATTCTTGGATGCGTTACCTAGTGACGACTATAAATTAAAGCATCACGTGTTTGTTGATTTGGTCTCATTACCACCTGAGAAGTTTAATGATTGTTTCAGAGAAATCCTTATGGGTTCAAGAAAGGGTAAGGCTATTGTCAATGATATGTTGAATGATGTTAAAGACGAATTAATAGATGACGAGTTCGACAATGTGGTAGATAGAATAAGTGATGATGAATTTTTAGGTCCAGAGGATTTAGATAATTTAGATAGTGGAACTTGGTTTAATAACTAAAATTCTATAAAATTAAGAATAAAGGGCGCTAATAAGCGCTCTTTTTATTTTAGATAAGTTTAGCATATTTATATAGAAAGATAGATGTTAACTGGAAATGAAATTTTAAATGAGTATACTAAGTGTTTAGTCGACCCATGTTATGCAATTACCGAATATTTAAAAACCTTTGATAAAACAAAAGAAGGGTTTGTTCCGTTCAAACTATTCCCTAAACAAAGAGATATTATAAAAGCCTATAAAAATCACAGGTTCACTATGGTTACTAAACCTAGACAGGCTGGTGTATCTACAACAACAGCTGCTTATGCCGCAGTAAAAGCTATATTCGCTGACCCTAATAACCCAGAGGCTATTCTAATTCTTGCAAATAAGCAAGATATGGCCTTTGAATTCCTTGATAAGATTAAAGATTTTGTTAATCAATTCCCTAGATGGGCATGGGGGTCTGAGTATTATGGTACTGAAGAAAAAGAAAATAAAAAGATTTATTCAACTGAGTCTAAAAAAGAACTTAAATTACCTAATGGTAGTAGAATTAGGGCTGTTGCTACATCTAAAAACGCATTAAGGGGTTTTACACCTACTTGGTTAATTATGGATGAGGCGGCGTTTATCGAAAACGGTGCTATTGTTTTTGGTACAGCTTTGACGGCTTTAGGTACTGGTGGTAGAGCTTCTTTGGTTTCTACACCTAACGGTATGGATTCGTTATACTACAAAACCTATGAACAGGCTATGAGTGGTGATAACGATTTTCATGTTATTGAAATGAAGTGGTATCAAGACCCTAGATATAACAAAGACCTGCGTTGGATTAATGAAGATGATGATGATGATATTATAGAAGAGGTTAAGTTTACGAAAGAGGGTGATTCTGAGGAAAGTGTTAGAGCTATCCACGAACACTACGACAAAATGTTACAGAAAGGTTATAAACCTGAATCTAGTTGGTATCGTGAAATGTGTCGTGGTATGAACAACGATAAAAAGATGATTGCTCAAGAGCTTGATGTATCTTTTATTGGTTCTGGTGGTGCTGTTATTGACGATAAATACATCACAATGCAAGAAAAGGAGAATGTTATTGAACCTGAATTTATTTCTGGTGATGAAAAAGAAATTTGGATATGGGAGGAACCTAAAGAGGGACGTCAATATATTTTATCTGCTGATGTTGCTAGAGGTGATGGAGAAGATTCTTCAACTATAGTCATTATAGATTTTAATACCATGACTCAAGTTATGGAATATAAAGGTAAATTGAGACCAGACTTATTAGGTAATTTGGTTAATGAATATGGTAGAATATATGATGCATTGGTGGTTGTAGATATTACTGGTGGTTGGGGTGTTGGTACTATTAACCGTTTATTAGATTTGGGTACACCTAATTTATACTACGCCGACAGTTCAAGCAAACCTCTAGAAAAGAAGAGTAGAACCCCAAAGAATTATTCTGATGAAGGTAAATTCCCAGGTTTTAATGTAGGCGCTGGTCTCAGAGCGCCTATTGTAAGTCATCTAGAAATGATGGTCAGGATGAATGGCGTAAAAGTTAGGTCTAGAAGACTAACCTCAGAGATGAGAACGTTTGTATTTAAAAACGGTAGGGCCGACCACATGGATGGGTATCATGATGATTTACTTATGGCTCTAGCTTATGCTTTATGGGTTGCTGAATACTCATTTAAAAAATTAAACGAATCTAAAGAGAAAAGTAAGGCTATGTTATCTGGTTGGATGGTTAATAAGGGTGAAGTTAGTAATGAGGAATATAGACGTAATGGTTTTACATCAAAAAAAGATAGAAAGAAGAAATTAACCACGAAACAACCTAACTTTAGTCACACTGTAGCTAAGAATATGCAAGACCCTAAGGGTAAGTATATGTGGTTATTTAGTGGTTCAAGATAAACAAGTCAATAACTTGACATATTTACAATATATAGTATCATTAATAAAATAAATTAAAATGGCAGAAAAACCAACAGTATTTCAAAAATTAAGCAATGTCTTCGGTAAAGAGGGGATAAATCCAGAGGTTAAAAAAACCAATAGATATTCATTGGGTAATGGTACTGAATTACT